GTCTATCTAAGTTTGTTGGTGAAAGAGTATCAAGAGCATACTTTAAGCAGCATGGTCTAAAATACACCATCTGGCGTCCATTCAACATCATCACCCCATATGAAAAGAGCGAAGATGAGGAAGTTGGTATCTCTCATGTTTTTGCCGACTACATTAAGAACATCGTAATCGAAAAGAAGAAGCCTCTTCCAATCATTGGCGACGGTCTACAGGTTCGTTGCTTTACATGGATTGACGAAGTAGCACAGGCAATTGCAGATTACTCCTTCTTGGAGAAGACAGACAATGAGACTTACAATCTAGGCAATCCAGAACCAATCTCAATGCGTGTTCTAGCAGAAAAGATCATTGATGTTGCTGCTAATGAATATCAGCTATTCACACCTTACTATCCTCTTTACGAAACTGTCGGTGAGTATGAGAACGATGTTAAGGTTCGTATCCCTAATGTTGACAAGGCCAAAGAACAGCTTGGTTGGGAAGCCAAGATGAAAGTTGATGACTCCGTTCGTATGTGCCTAAAGTATATTGTGGAGAGCAAGCATGTCTAAAACATTCGTAGTCACAGGCTGTAATGGATATATTGGCAGTCATATGTGCTATGAATTGAGAAAGACATATCCCGATTGCATCATACATGGAATAGATAAACATGAAAAGCAACATCTTAGGTCTCTTTATGATTTTTATCATAATACTGATTTGGTTAGCGATACCATTAATCTTCCTGCGAGAGCGGACGCCATCTTTCACTTCGCCGCCTACACAAGTGTCGAAGAAAGTATGCGAGAACCCTTTATGTACCACCAAAACAATCTGGTGGGGAGTATTAGGCTCATTGACCGGGCAATAGTAGAAAGAGCAGAGAACTTTATCTTTTCATCAACTGCTGCGGTATATGGTGAAAGCCATGATAGTATGTTTGGTCATCTTAACGAGAACCGACCAATGAATGCTCTATCTGTTTATGGACATACTAAGCAAGTGGTGGAAGAAATTCTTGCCAGTGTTTATCAAATGAATGTTATGTGCCTTCGCTATTTCAATGCATGTGGTAGAAATGTAGAAGCAGGTTTGTATGAGGAACATGATCCTGAAACTCACCTGATTCCACTTCTTGCCCGAAGCAAGACTGCCACAATCTACGGTAATGATTGGCCAACTAGAGACGGTACCTGTATTCGTGATTATGTTCATGTGATTGATATCTGTAAAGCACATTTACTTTCCTATAAGCATATGAGCGGAATGGCAATGAGGACTAATGATGTTCTTAATGTTGGTTCAGGCAAAGGATATACAGTAAAAGAAATAGTTGACAAAGCCAATGAAATCATTCATAATGGTGAAATGACTATTGAGTATAAGGAACGCAGAGAAGGTGATGTTGCTTACCTTGTTGCTAATACAGACAAGATAAAAATGATGTTGAACTTTACTCCGCAATATACACTAGACGACATATTGGAGTCGATGAAGAATGGATAAGTGGCAAGAACTAAAAGGTTTGATAGATGCTAGTTTGGCATTTAATGTTCACTATTCATCCGAAAGACCTGTTGAACATAATATGTTACATAAGGTCAAGCAATGGATGATCGAACTAGAAGAAAGAGAAGCAAAGGAAGGATCAAAACATGAAGTATAAAGCACCAGTAGATTCCACCCTGTTCCTTCTTCGTGATGTTCTAAAGTTTGATAACGAGTTAACAGAGCCAATCCTAACAGAGATTGCAAAATTATCAGAAGAAACTATTGCACCAACTAATCAAGAAGGTGATTGGAGAGGTTGCAAACTTTCACAAAAAACACCTATGTTTCCTTTTACAGAACCAGTAGAACCATTGAGTGTTCATGTGCCTGAATGTTTCCACGGACCATACAAACAGTTTGCAGAGGGAGGTTGGATTGGTCTATCAGTTCCGGAAAGATTTGGCGGCCAAGGTATGCCGTTTACACTTGCGGTTGCTGCAAACGAATTTGTATCCTCATCTAACATGGCTTGGTCTCTTTTTGCTGGCATTACTCGTGGAGCGATACAAACACTACTAGTTTCTGGTTCAGATGCACAGAAAGAAACATTCATTCCACCAATGGTGCGTGGTGAATGGACAGGAACAATGTGTCTTACTGAACCACATTGCGGCACTGACCTTGGTTTGCTCAAGACTAAAGCAGTAGATAAACAGAATGGATCATATGAGATTACTGGCCAGAAGATTTTTATTTCTGGTGGTGAACATGATCTAACAAAGAACATTCTTCACCTCGTCCTCGCCCGTGCGGCAGGCGACCCAGAAGGTGTCAAAGGTATTAGTTTGTTTGCTGTGCCAAAGATTCTTCCTGATATGTCACGCAACAAAGTATCTTGTGGTTCTATTGAATCTAAGATGGGTATTCATGGTTCACCAACTTGTGTTATGAACTTTGATGGTGCTACAGGATTCCTAATCGGTGAAAGATGCCGTGGTCTCCAGGGCATGTTTATTATGATGAATGAACTTAGATTAGGCTGTGCTATTCATGGTCTATCACAATCGGAGTTAGCGTTTCAAAATGCCTTACAATATGCCAAAGACAGAATCCAGAGTAAGAGTGCCGTCGCTCTTAGCGGTCCTAGTGTCGCTATTCTTTCACATCCTGATATTAGGCGTATGCTTATGGATGTTCGCAGCATTAATGAAGCTGCCCGTCTATTAGTATTAGAAGCAGCCACATTAGTTGATAAGGGTGGAGAAGAAGCGGAAGATCGTCTTGGTCTTATGACTCCAGTTCTCAAAGGTGTTGTTACTGATTATGGTGTTGAGAACGCTATCAAGATGCAGCAAGTATGGGGCGGTCATGGTTATGTCCGTGACAATGGCATGGAACAGATTGTCCGTGATGCCCGTATTGCCATGATCTATGAAGGTGCTAATGGTATTCAGGCTCTTGATCTTGTTGGTCGTAAGTTGCCAAAGAACATGGGTCGTGCTATTATGACTTTCTTCAAAGATACTGAAACATTCCTAACAAGTTCTTATGAACACGATATCAACCATATCGTTCAGCCAATGACACAAGCCGTAAGCGAACTAAAGCAAGCAACTGAATGGTTAGCAGCAAATGGTATGAAGAATCCTAATGATGCTGGTGCAGCAAGTTATCCATATATGAAAATGTTTGGATTGGTTTTGTTAGGATTGGCGCATATTCGTATTTGTTTGGCAACCGACGACAAAGCAAGACATACTACCGCAACTTATTTTATGGAGAATGTCTTGCCAGAAGCCAGTTTCTTACTGAAAAAGATTCGTCAAGGATCACAAACAATGATGGCACTAACTCCAGACGAGTTCTGATGTTGTTTGGAGTTTAGATGTTGATTCCAGTTGTGTTGTCCTTTTATATCACGATTACAGCATGAGCAATGAAACACAGGAGCAGTTTGGAAATACTTCTTTCGTCTTTCCGACTGCTCTTGTCTCTTTTTAGGGTCAGACCATGTTTCTTTATGCTTCTTTGATAATGCTTCTCTTTTGGCAGTATTGGACCAAACCTTTGAACTTATCTTTGATCTTTCTTCCAAGTATTCAGGAGAGTTTCTAATGGCCACCATGTTATCACGAAACTCTGGATCATCCCATTGTCTTTTTAGATTATCTGACCTTAGTTTTCTTATCTCAGGAGCGTTATTGATTTCTAACATTCTGGCATAGTATTCGGGATCAGACCATCTTTCGTTATTCAACTTGGTGGCAAAGTCAGAGATTTCTTGTTGGGACATTTTGAGTTTTTGAGATATTCTCAAACAAGCGTATGTGTCGTTCTGGGAAAAATGAATATCGTAATGTTCCTGTATAGAAACACACTGGAGATTATCTATATGATTATTGGAATGATTACCGTCGATGTGATGGATTTCATACGATCTTCCTTGTTCGTCTTTAGGAATAGGACCGTTGAAATGTTCCCAGATTTTGCGGTAGTTGGTTGTAGTATAAATATCCATGCTGGACCTCCGATCAGGTTTAGAGTAGGTGAGGATTCCCGTCCTGCGACCTACACTTCTATTTAGTATTCCGAGGTTTTGATGAAATCGTGGAAAGAACTTGACTTCCGAGAGCAAATAGAGTATATTAGACAGGCTGAGTATCTCCAAGAAAAAGGATACTTTCCTGGAATAGATCCTTTTGTAGTTGCGGAAATGTTGTATCGGAAAAGGAAGTCAAGAAAGGATTGAAACATGGGTCTTGATATGTATCTCTACGGTAATAAGTGTTCTTTTTCCAAAGAACAAAAGGTCGATGGATTTCCTGTTTCGTCTGTGTTACTTGAAATGGGTTATTGGAATAAACGTGTCAACCTTCATGGATTTATCGTTGAAGCCTTTGCTGCCGGATTTGATGATGGCCAGAAGATCGATCTAGATAAAGATGACCTTGATTATATTATTAATGTATGGGAGAATGATAGCCATTATGATGAACTTGTAACAGGTTTTTTCTTTGGTAAGGCTTATTTCACAGAGGAAAAAGACGAATACGATCCTCATGAGGAACAGAAGGCTCGTGATATAGAACTATTCACGAAGGCTAAAAACTGGCTAACTGAAGAACATTCTAAGGATGAATATCGTTCTATCTATTACGAAGCATCGTGGTTATGAGGAGATTGTAGAATGACAGCGTTTGAAGCAATATTATGGTTAGAATCAACGTCACAGTATTTCAGCAAACGACCAACAAACGGTGAAGATCAAGCATATTGGTCTAATGTGTATAACTCTGAAAACTGTTTGAAGATTGCCGAACTAATAAGAGAATTATGTAAAGATGACTGACGATAAGGACAGACACAATACCGCAGAATATTTTATGAACCGTATTCTACCAGAAACAAGTATGCTATTGAAGCGTATGCGTTTTGGAAGTGAGACGATGATGAAGGCTGATTTGTGAGTAAGAAAGAGTTTCTAATCATAACTGGATTGATTTGCATACTTGCCTCTGCTCCTATGTATGGACTAACTCATGAACCATTAGTTTTAGTGCCCATAGTAGTTTTATTTTTTGCTGTTATTGTATGTCTAAGGAGTATAAAGAATGAACGATGAACGAACTATGACGATGAAGTTTAATAAGGATGGGACAAAACAGGTGACTGAAATTTCATCATCTGCCGCATTGGGTTTGATTGAAGAAAACGCTAAACTACGACAACGTATCGCAGAATTAGAAGATCAGTTGAATGAAATCAATAACTCAAGCAGAATATAACAAACTGTTTGATGATTATATAAGAGAACAAAAGTTCGACGGTGGAGACCGGGACAGATGGTATTCTAACCATGTTATCAAGTTCTTCAAGATAACAACGGAAGATACAGATATCCGTCCTGGTTTCCACGTCAATGAAATAGGTGAGAGAATAGATGAAAGTTGAATTGTTCGGTATAGCGTTATGGATTGCAATTATCGGAGGACTAGTATATGCCTTTGGGTTTGTTCCCGTCCTTATTACAATTGCACTTTTCATCGCTTGGTTTATGGTATATGTCGTATGAGTAATGATGAACTAATCAAACAACTACACGAGTTAGCAGATTGGGTTGAAAAGGCTAATCATGTTCATTGCAACTCTGTCCCTCGCCGTGCTGCATATCTCATACAAAAGTATGAAGATGAAAACAATCAACTACGCCTGAGGCTTAACAAGAGAGATATATATCTGATCGACTATATCAATCGTGTCATTGGTTTTATAAGACTGCAATGGTATCTATTCAAAAAGAAAAGAGGAAAGAATGTATGATGAAATTTTTGATCTTGATCTTAATGGTGGTATTCCCCACGGCGGTTAATGCTCAAGTACCAATGACGACTGAAAATCGTTCTCTCGGTCCAGGCACATATGAAGAAAGCATGGCACAAATTAACGGCGCACCTCCACCATCTGATGGTTATAGAAAAGGATGGCAGTCATCAAAGCCTGGTGTATCTATGTCGTATGGAGGAGCAACAGGAACTATTCCTTTACTTAATCCTAATATGGAAGTTCCTGACGAATGACGAAAATTGATAGCAGATTGTCTAGGATTGACTGTTTTCCATCGGCAATCTATGTCATACTATTGTCAAGTAGTCAATAGGGACTGCTAAATAACAGACCGGGTAACCTATCCCGGAAGACCCGGTCAATAATAAAATAGGAGTGATATATGAGCGTTGTAAATCAATCGGCGAAAGCCGTGGCTACCGGCGTTAATGAGGTCGTTGACCTTAGGGGTATGTGGATCGGCCTAGCCCTTCTAAATACCTTTTATCTAATAGTCCGTATTTATGAACAAGTATATGGTTGGCGTGCCGGCCTTGACTCGTTCGCACCAGAGTTCCAGACATACTGGATGAGTATCCTCTGGACAGAAATTCCACTAGAATTGGTTTCAGGTCTTGCACTAGCAGGTTACCTATGGAAGACAAGAGACCGTGACCTCGCAAGCCTCTCACCTCGTGAAGAAATGCGTCGTCTAACTGTATTAGTTCAGTGGTTGGTTGTTTATGCTGTTGCTATCTATTGGGGTGCAAGTTTCTTCACCGAACAAGATGGTACCTGGCATATGACAGTCATTCGTGATACCGACTTCACTCCGTCACATATCATTGAGTTCTACATGAGTTATCCAATCTATTCAATCATCGCTGTTGGTGCGTTCTTCTATGCGAAGACCCGTATTCCTTACTTCGCACAGGGATATAGCCTTGCGTTCCTGATTGTTGCTATTGGTCCATTCATGATTATTCCAAACGTTGGGCTCAATGAGTGGGGTCATACATTCTGGTTTATGGAAGAGCTATTTGTGGCACCGCTACATTGGGGCTTCGTATTCTTTGGATGGATGGCACTAGGTGTCTTTGGTGTTGTGCTACAGATCCTAGGACGTGTTCATTCTCTAGTTGGTAAGGAAGGCGTTGCTCTCCTAACCGAGTAAGGTAAATGTAAACGAATGTAAACTGGGGTGCGACAAAACGTCGCACCCTTTTTGCTTGACAACACCACTAGATTTTGCTATACTCCATATCGTCAATGGAGATTTATATGCCGCTTCTTCCCGTCTATTATACCACGACCAATCTTCGCAAGCGCAAGCGCAAGCAGACCAAGCATGATCGTTCCGAGCATGATGCATGGTTGGTAAAGATGGGTGTTTCGCCTAAGCAGATTAAGGCAAAGAAGACTAAGAATACTTCCTGGAAGTCTGATTATTCTAATTCATTGCAGGTAGATCGTTCTACCAAACATCACGAAAAATCTATTCAAGAGGTGTGTAATGCACCTGCAAATGCCACGGCTAATCGTTCCGTGATGGCTAATCTGCATAAAGAGAGCGAAGAAACTCGCAAGGCTATTCTTGCTAAGGCGGCCAGGACTGCCCCTCTGTATTCCAAAGGTCCATATCAGTATATTACTGACGGCACAAATCTTGATGATGTAGGGAAAAAGAAATGACTGATAAAATGACAAATGAAGAACTCGTGGAACGTCTCCGTGATTGGGATAACTGTAGCCAAGATGACTATGAACTGGCGGCACACCGCATTGAAATAATGAATAAGTTTCTGCGTCATAATGTTTTCGCTGAAAAGCATTTTGGTGTCTTTTTCATTTGTGGTGAAGCAGGTGAGAAAGATATAAACGGTATACCCGAAGAGGTGCATATCTGTCCTGCATATGGATCAGATGTATCGTATGTTTTTACTCGTGGCAAATCATTCGCACCGGAGTGGTAAGATGAAAGTAAGATACTCAACAAACTGGATGGGTCCAGTCAACAAGAAGTGGATTGATGAAAACGGTAAAGACTGGTGTGCTGGTCGTATTGATGTGTATGGTGATGACGTTCCAGAATATACCGAGTTAGGTCTCAATATTATGAAAGGCAAAGACTGGGTTCGGTTTACAAGGTGGCTTGAAGGAAACTTTACTACTCCTGAAATATGGACGACCGAGCAGTTGGTTCAGGCATATGAGTTTCATAATCCAAAGATAACATGGTGGGAAAAGAAATGAGCAAATTTACACTTGATATTGACTACGACATTATGGATGAAATCACTAGGCAAAATCTAAAAGAAGCATATCGTCATGCGGATATGAATGATGATGAAATGCGTAACGCTCTTGATCTTGTGATAAACTACTTTTCTAGTCAAGAGCAATACCAAGAATGGATTGAGGAGAAACTAAAATATGTCTAAGATCGTGTTGGTTGAAACCGTAAGTTCTTTTCGTCATGTTCATGCAGTTGAGTTGCCTGATGATGCACCTGATGATTGGGCTATTGAGGATGTTATCTCTGAAATTACCAAAGATGATCCTGATATGAGTGAAGTTGGTCAGAAGTGGATCGGCGAAGAAATCTTTTCCCATCGTGTAGTTGATGAGAAAGAATACCTGCGAGTATTTGATGAGATGAATGGTCCTTACTTTGCTGAATGGCCAGTTGAAAAGAAGAAGGAGTTTATCTTCAAGCGAAAAGAAGAAGCATAAATAATACTATGCTCAAAAGATGGTATGAAACTAGACCGTTCACTTTTGGGGCGGTCTTCATTTTTCTTTATATGACTATACCTATATTAGATCAAGTTTTTATGTATCCGAAGATGAAACCAGTTTGTAATGGAGAAATCACGGATCAACAAGCTAGAGCATGTACCGATTGGATCCGAAAGAAGGAGACTCAACATGTTCGAATTGATAAACGAGGACCTGGAAGTCTGCATAGAGATACTAAGACAGATGAGTACCTGCGAGAACAGGAACGAGCAATTGCAGATTTTGGCAGAACACAGAATAAGTAAAAGAGACATTCAGAAAACAGTTGACTTGTGCGAACTATTGGTGTATTATAATGACAAAATCAAAGACTGATAAAATAGAAGATATAAAAGATCGTGAATTTATGTTGGAGATGGCTGATGAAGTCTGGCAAAAGTGCAAAGGTATACCAATTCCCGACGACTACTCGGAAGAAGATCGTTTGTCAATATTCGAGCGATACTACCACAGAGCGGTCTCCAAGTCCCAAGGTGAATGATAAGACCGATATTGAACTAAGATTGTTGGGTGCTGTTATTGGTGCCACTCTCATGTTTGGCATCATGTATCTATCTGCCTTAACAATATATGGAGTTTAATATGAAAGAACTAGTATTTGCAGTCATATCGATTTGTCTTACATCAGGCGAATGTGAGACGCACCAGGTAAAGATTGAGCCTAAGGTATGTCATTTGAAGTCTTCTCAGGCACAAGTTCCTATGAACGGTGAATGGAAAGATGCCGTTGTAAAATTTAAGTGCTAGGGCTTGACATTCCGTTTAGACTAGTTTAATATGCTTTATAAGATGAATGATGTGAGGAAAGATGACGCAGTTTCTACAGAATGGTAAGGTGTTCCGTCCTAGTGATGAAACCTCTATGTGCGTTCATAAGGTTCTTCCTACTGGCAATTTTACCATTGCTAAGGATCCTTTTGAGAATATGTATTTCGAGCGTGTCGATGACTTCGCTCAGCCGGGTAAGCTATACGGTGATACCCAGCGTCATACCAACCGTATTCTAAGCACCTTTCTAAGCCGTCCTAATGCAACTGGCGTCCTTCTCTCTGGTGAGAAGGGTTCTGGTAAGACAATGCTTGCCAAGAACCTCGTGGTTCAGGGTGCCCAGCAGCACAACCTTCCTACGATTATCATCAACCAGCCTTGGTCTGGTGATCAGTTCAATAAGTTCATTCAGGATATTCAGCAGCCTGCCATTGTCCTTTTCGATGAGTTTGAAAAGGTATATGACCGTGAGCAGCAGGAAGTTATGCTAACACTCCTTGATGGTGTCTTTCCTTCTAAGAAGCTATTCATTCTAACTTGTAACGACAAGTGGCGTGTCGATGAGCATATGCGCAATCGTCCTGGTCGTTTGTTCTATTCACTAGAGTTTTCTGGTCTAACTCCAGAGTTTGTGAAAGAGTATTGCGAGGACAATCTTCTTAATAAGAACCATATCGGTCGAGTCGTAAAGGTATCAACCCTTTTCGATAAGTTCAACTTTGACATGATGAAGGCTCTTATCGAAGAAATGAATCGATATGATGAGACTCCAGAGCAGTCTTTGGAAATGCTCAATGCTAAGATTGAATATGCCAACAAGGCTTCTTACAAAGTTACTCTGAAAAAGAAGGGTATCATCATTGACACTGCCGATGAAATGTGGTCTGGCAATCCTTTGCTGGGTAGCATTCATGTTGACTACACATACACCAGCTCTAATGAGGGTAAGAACAAGTATATGAATAGTAACCGTCCGCAGCCTGTTGCGGTTGATGATAATGAAAACTATGTTTCAATTTCATTTAAGCCAGAGGACTTGGTTGCTCTAGACCCTGTTCTTGGAACCATGACTTTTGTTCGTGACGACCATGAACTAGTCCTAACAAAGGTTGTCGCAAAGAAGGTGAACTTCTTTGATATTGCCTTCTAAATAAGATATACCTTTTAAGGGAGAAACAAATGATTGTAGGAGATAAAGTAAGTCATTCCGCTGTAACCGAAGCCTATTGCCTTATCTCTTCCTATATCAGGGAAGAGGGTAAGATTGGCGCTAACTATAACAAGGAACATCTATTGGACTTTGTTAACTTTCTAGCGGAAGTCTTAAAGCATCCAGAGAATTTTACGAATACGGCGCCAGTCAAATTGGCGCCGGTAGAAACCCCCGAACATGATGGTACGGGTTTAGCATAAGAAAGGTGAATGCATAATGAATAAGTTTTATATGGCAACTGTTATCGTCCTCGGTCTAACCGGCTCAGCACTTGCTCTAACTACACAGGACGAGACTCACAATGGCGTCACTGCCGCTGTTCCTGGTCCAACTAAGAGCAAGGGCTTTCTAGCTCCAGCCGCTCAGGTTACTCCGCACGGTATGGTTGTGACTGCTCCTCCGGGCGCAAATGTCGTTGTCGATAATGATGACGGTGACATTGAGATTGATATCGCTCCTTCAGGTAAGAAGCGTGGTCTTCTAGGCCTAGGATTTCTAGGTCTATGAGAAAGGCCCTAGTCGTTCTGGCTATGCTCGTTAGCACTTCTGCTTTCGCTGCACCTTATGGCACATATTATAACCCTGTGCAGGATCCACCATTCGCTGGTGATTGGTCTGTTCCAGTGCATCGTGGTATGTATTGTGTTCAGGGAACTTGGCACTATGGCTGGCTTCGTCCTTGGGAACGCTCTCCTGTAATCAAGCCATCTTGTGGAACTGCAATCTATCAGATTCAGTAAAGCATCGGAAAACTAAATAGTGGTGTCCAATTACGGACACTACTATTGGAGAATATGATGTTTCCATACAAGACATATCTTATGGCTCTAGTTGTTTCAGTTCTTCCATGGGCTACTGAAAAGCTCGGAATGGTTGATTGGAATGCTTTGCTTCTAGGATGGGGAGTACCAGATAATATGGTAGTTCCGGCAGCAACCGCCGTAAGTGGTGTTATCATGATTATCATGAGATTTATCACCCAGATTACAACGGTTCATGCTGCTCTAATGACAGAGCCACCAAAGCAATAAGATTTAGGGGAGCATTTAGCTCCCCTTTTTCAACCTTGCATCCGCATCATTTAGAAACTTGCGGATAGATTCAATGGAACTTTTGCATGTCAAATTGTTCTTATGAAGACGAACAACAGTCTTCGCCACCTGACTGTCAGTCAGAGTCTTCCAATCAGGAAACTCTTTTAGAACGGGACAGTGATACATTGCCTCGTCAGGATGCACAACCATATGACGATATGTCGTCACAATCTGTTGTTGATCATTACAAGAAGCCAGTAACATTACGGCTAACAATAGAATAACTTTTTTCATTTCATTTCTCCGAGAGACTTAAATGTGTCTTTTAGAACTTTAGAGGATTGTCTGTCATGTTCTGTGCCAGTGTTCTTATCAATGTTTGACATGATCGAACTTAACTTCTCTTCCAGTTTATCTTTCTCGATATAGAGGTTTGCCACAATCTCACTCTTGCTCTTGCTGATATCTTCCATCTGTTTGATGTATGTATCTTTGTCCTTCAATGCTTGTTGAAGTTCATTTATGTTATATTGCTGGAGTGCTGCCTGTACCTCGGAATCTACAATCTTGCGATGTTGAGAATAGGCACCACCAATGATCCCAAAAACTAGGACTAGAATGGCAACCCATTTCAAGGCACCTGAGGAAACGAAAGATAAAAGTAAAGCGGGCATGTTGACCTCCGAAATCTATTCTGCTATAATATATAGTATTATGAGAGGTAAAGATGATCTTATGTTCCTGTAACGCTATATCTTCCAGCGATATCAAACGAGTCGTTGAAAGCAGCCCAAGAATACCTACCGTTCAAGAAATCATGGAAAAGCATAGATGTTCAATTGAATGTGCTACCTGTGTTCGTAACATCAAAGAAGAAATTAGGAAACATTATGAAGACAAAGTATGAGAAGGGTGATGATGTATGGATCCATGTTGGTTCTACACCCGGTAAGCTATCAAAGGGAACCGTTCTAGAGGTTCTTGATCTATCAGAGCATGGTTATTCCTTTTTGAATTATCTAATTGAAATTCAAACAAGCATTGATCCTATTCTAGAAGTTCGTGAAGCGATGACCATGAGCGAAGATGAAAAGGGTCCTATCGGACTGTTTCGTAAGATGAAAGAGAGACATAAGAATGAAGGTTAATATTGGCCCATATAAGAACTGGATTGGTCCTTATCAGATTGCCGATAAGATTCCATTCCTCAGTGAAGATGCCCGTGAAAAGTTTGGTGATTGGCTTTCTGAAACATGGGTTCAGAAGTTCTTACAGTGGGTTGATTCTAAGAGACAGCGTAAGTTCTATGTTCGCATTGATAAGTATGATACATGGAACATGGACACCACACTATCACCAATCATTCTTCCTATGCTCAAACAACTAAGAGATACCAAGCACGGTTCTCCTATGGTTGATGAGGAGGATGTACCGCCTCATATGCGCCACACCAATATCACACCTGACAATCCATGGGGTGCTGATAACTGGGTTCATTACAAGTGGGACTGGGTTCTCAATGAAATGATTTGGGCATTTGAGCAACTTGCCGATCCTGATCGTAAGTGGGAAGAACAGTTCTATCACGGAATACCAACCTTTAATCACATTGACGAAGAAGACGAAGAATACGGTAAGTGTTATCGTCTAGAGCAAACAAATCCTGACTATTGGGTTGACATGGAGGGTCTAAAACGCTATAATGAACGCATTCATAACGGGACTCGCCTGTTCGGCAAGTATTATCAAAACCTTTGGGATTAAGATATGAAACATAATTGGTTTATCTTCCGCTACTATATCTCAAGAAATCTAATCAACCTCGGTCTTCTGGTGATGCCTGAGTCGGCATACAAGAGAGAGTTGCTAAGACGCCTCTGGGAACTACGAGTTGATGTTGAGGTAGCACTACACAATCATAATAAGGAGAATGAAAATGGTGACCAGTGAGAAGAACATGCAGGTTCTAGAAACCTCTTTTAAGCAGCGAGCCTTTGATGGCAAGTGGGAACGAATCGTCAAGATTATGGATCTTGATAACTCTTATTCATTCGTGAATGAGAATGGCAACCGCACTACTCTAATTCCAGAGAAGTGGGTAACAGTCGGTGTTTACGACTATCTAATGGAGATTGCAGACTAATGGCAAAGAATTTGAAAGTTATCCGTCTATACACAGGCGAAGATGTTGTTGCAGAGGTGGTGGAAGTCACCGACACAGAAATCAAGATTAAGGATGCTGCCCGCATCATGGTCATTCCTTATGAGAAGGATAAGAACCGTCCGGGTGTTGCTCTTTCTCCATTCACACATTGGAGTCAGGACAAGGAGTTCGTTCTAAATAAGAACCTTGTTCTATTCATGGCTAATCCAATTAAGCAGTTCATTGAATCGCATACCGAATGCTTCTCTGGACTAATCATCAACGAACCACAGATCATCTATCCAGAATGAAATTTTACACAAACGTTGAAGTATGGGGCGGTAAAATTCTTTACCGTGGTGTTGAGAACGGTCGTCGGGTTCGACATAAGGTCGATTACTACCCGACTCTTTTTGTGCCTTCTGACAAGCCAACCAAATACACGACAATCTACGGAGATTATGTCGGTCCAGTTAAGCCTGGATCGATCCGTGATACTCGTGACTTCGTGAAGCAATATGATGGTGTTGAGAACTTTAAGATTTATGGTAATCAACGCTACCAGTATTGTTTCATTGCGGACGAGTATCCCGGCACCGTCGATTGGGATATCTCTCTAATCAAAGTGGCAAACATCGATATCGAAGTAGGATCAGAGAACGGCTTTCCTGAGCCTGAAACTGCTAGTGAACCTCTAACCGCCATCACGGTCAAGATGGACGGTCGCTTTGTCACATTTGGATTGGACACATATGATAACCGCCGTGACGATGTAACATACTTTGAATGTTATGATGAGCATGATTTGATTATGAAGTTCCTTGGGTGGTGGGAGTCTGAGTATCCAGATATCATCACCGGCTGGAACGTTGAGCAGTTCGATATTCCTTATCTTGTCAACCGCATTACCAAACTAGAAGGTGATAAGGTTGCTCGTAGGCTTTCTCCTTGGGGCGTGTTGCAAGATAAGGTTCTCGATTTGGGAATGGGCCGTCGTGGTAAAGGATGGTCCATTCTCGGCATTGCTACACTTGACATGATCACATTGTATAAGAAGTATGCATCAGGTGGGTATTCGCAAGAGTCCTATCGACTGGATAATATTGCCCATGTCGAATTGGGTGAGCGTAAACTATCGTATGAAGAATATGGCTCTCTGCATAACCTCTACAAAGAGGATTATCAGAAGTTTATTGACTATAACATCAAAGACGTTGAACTTGTTGATCGTATCGATGACAAGGGTAAGTTCGTTGAACTTGCTCTAACTCTATCTTATGATAACAAGTGTAACTTTGAAGATGTGTTCGCTCAAGTTAGAATGTGGGATGTCATTTGCTTCCATCATCTAAAGAGTAAGAACATCGTTGTTCCACCTATTGAGAGACATGAAAAGGAAGCAGCTTATGTTGGCGCCTATGTTAAGGACCCTCTTATTGGATTTCATGATTGGGTTGCTAGTTTCGACGTCAATAGTGAGTATCCTTCTGTCATTATGGGATCCAATATCTCGCCGGAGACGATTGTTGATCCTAGTCTTTACACCCCTGCTATGCGTAATCTTATCGCAGGCGACATTACTGTGGATAAACTCCTTACTAGGTCTATTGACTTATCCCTTCTAAAGGATGACAATCTTTGTCTAACAGCCAATGGACAATTCTATCGCCGTGATAAGCAGGGCTTCATGCCTGAAATGGTTGAGAAGATGTTCAATGACCGTAAGGTCTATAAGAAAGAAATGTTGGATGCTGAGTCGCTATACGAAGTTGAAAAAGATCCCCAAAAGAAAGCAGAACTTAAAAATAAGATTTCCAAGTTCAAGAACCTACAACTCTCCAAGAAGGTATCGCTCAATTCACTCTATGGTGCCATGGGTTCCAAGTTCTTTAGGTTCTATGATCTTCGCAATGCGGTGGCAGTCACAACTACAGGTCAGCTATCAATTCGCTGGATTGAAAAGGCACTTAACGAGTATCTTCGAAAGATACTAAAAACAGGGGATGATTATGTCATTGCAGTCGATACGGATTCAGTCTATCTTAATCTTGCTCAGATTGTCGTCAAGACTTTGGGGCAAGAAGTTGAGGCTGCAAGAGGCATCGCCTTCATGGATAAGGTCTGTGAAACTGCCCTTCAACCGGTTATTGATAAGGCTTGTAAGGATCTTGGTGAATATACTAACGTATTCCAGCAAAAGATTGTAATGAAGCGAGAGGTCCTAGCCGACAAGGCTATCTGGACTGCCAAGAAGCGTTACATTCTCAATGTCCATAACTCCGAAGGTGTGCAGTATGCTAAGCCTAAGAAGAAGGTTATGGGTCTTGAAATGGTCAAGAGTTCCACACCATCAGCATGTAGAGAAAAACTGAAAGAGGCAATTGATGTTATCTTTTCCGCAGATGAAGCGGCTGTCCAGTCTTTTATTGAGACTTTCCGTAGTGAATTTAAAACTCTGGATTTGGCGGACATTGCTTTCCCTAGGGGAGTTAATGGTCTCGTTAAATACGCAGATAGTAAATCTGTATATGCATCCGGTTGCCCTATCCATGTTCGTGGCTCTCTTGTATATAACCATCTTCTACGCAAGCATAACCTTACTGCTAAATATCCGGTAATCAATGGCGGCGAGAAGATCAAGTATATCTTCCTGAAAGAACCGAACACCATTCAATCGAATGTGATTGCATTCCCACAAGGAGGTATACCAGAGCAGCTTGACTTACACAAGTATATCGACTATAATACACAATTCGAGAAAGCTTTCCTCGATGCCTTGAAGATCATTCTTGAAGCAATCGGATGGAAAGCAGAACGAAGCGCAAGCCTGGAGGACTTTTTCTCATGAGTAAGAAGACAGATAAGAACCTTAAACACTCACCCGCTCGCATCTATGAGTTCGAGCCTAAAGGACATGTTGATGCAAACAGTGTGAATGAACTAGCAAAGGTTATTCGAGTCGGGATTCCTGGCGACCTATATGGTAAGCTATCGCCTGAACTGCAACAGCATTTCAAGGAAGTTGCGTGAGTGTAAAGTCTTTACATCGTCTAATTGGGCACGGCAACAACCGTGTCCAAGATGACTTTTATCCTACACCCTCAGATGCTACTATGGCTTTGCTCGAAAGAGAGAAGTTTGATGGTAATGTCTGGGAGCCCGCATGTGGTGATGGTGCTATCTCAAAGCTATTGAAGCTACAAGGCTATGATGTTTACTCAACTGACCTTGTAGATCGTGGTTATGGCGACAAGCACTTTGACTTTCTTAACAGTTGGGAGTTGCACGATAACATCGTCACCAATCCCCCTTTTAACATCGGCACTAAGTTTGCCATTCATTCATTGCATTGTGCAAGAAAGAAGGTAGCAATCTTTCAGAAACTAACCTTTCTAGAAGGTAAGGAGAGGCGTGATAAATTGTTCTCTCTTAACATGTTAAGAAATGTATATGTGTTTTCAGAAAGGCAAGGCTTTGGCAACCACAAAGGTGGTATGCTTGCCTTCGCTTGGTTTGTCTTTGATAAAGAATACCAAGGAAAAGCCGAAATATCATTCATCTGACGAAAAGGAGAATCTTATGTCAGACATTTTCAATCAGTTGTTGGCTGAGACCGACAACGAATACGCTACTATTGTCGATGATGGTGTGGCAGCAGGTGATGTGTCCGGTTTTATTGGCACAGGTAACTATGCTATGAATGCCCTACTATCAGGCACAATCTATGGTGGCCTTCCACAGAATAAAGTTACAGCATTTGCCGGTGAACCTTCTGTTGGTAAAACTTTCTATGCTCTCAATATCGTAAAGCAGTTTCTAGAGGATCATCCTGATGGGTTTGTATTTTACTTTGAGTCAGAGTCCGCTATCTCCAAGCAGTTCATTACTGATCGTGGCATTGACGCACGGCGTGTTGGCATTGTTCCTGTGGCTACTGTCCAAGAGTTTCGCACACAGGCAGTAAAGATCCTCGATAAGTATCTAGAGGGTAAGGACAAGCCACCAATGGTGTTTGTTCTCGATTCACTCGGCAATCTTTCAACTGATAAAGAAATGAACGATATTGCCGAAGGTAAAGATACACGAGACATGACACGAGCCCAGTTGGTGCGTGGTGCCTTCCGTGTTCTTACTCTTAAACTTGGCAAGGCTAAGGTTCCTCTAATCGTAACTAACCATGTTTACGATGTTGTTGGTTCATATGTGCCTGTTAAGAAGATGGGCGGTGGTTCTGGTCTAGAGTATGCGGCTTCAACCATCATCTTTCTTTCTAAGAAGAAGGACAAGACACTAGATGACGATAATGGTCGAACTGGTGCAGTCATTACAGCACACCTTAAAAAGTCTCGTATGACTGTAGAAGATAAGAAGGTTGAAACCTGGCTAAACTATCAGTCAGGTCTAGATAGATATTATGGATTACTTGACATGGCCGAGCGTTACGGTATTGTCAAGAAAGTATCAACTCGTTTTGAGTTCCCTAATGGTGCTAAGGCATTCGAAAAGGAAATCAAAAAGAATCCTGAGAAGTTCTTTACCAAGGAAATCCTAGATGCTATCAATGAAGGCGCACAAGCCGAGTATCTATATGGTAAGTATAATGAAGCCGATGAGGTAGAGGAGGTCGAGGATGGAACTGGAGAATGAATATAAGTTTAGGGATGACTTGTTTGATCCTAAAGAAGACGGATCAACATGCCCTATTGAATTAACTGTTGACCCTTTCACTGGAGTAGTGTATCGTTATACTACTGTAAGATTCAAACTGGATGAGGATGATATCCCTAAGTTGCAGTTTGACTATGAGATTATCAAGACAAACGATTTGTCTATGATGACCCTAAGAAAGAACCAAAAGTTTAACACAACTATTGGTCTTATTTTAAATGCTCTATTGCTAGATGCATCAGAAGTGGAAGGTGCGAGTGAGACTAGAACAGACAATCCTAAAGAACCTGATCAGGAATGAGGATTATACACGAAAAGTTCTTCCCTTTCTAAAAGAAGAATACTTTTCTAATTCAGAAGACCGGCTACTTTTCAAAGAAGTGGCCGGCTTCATCTTGAAGTATAATCAGCAGCCGACATTTGATGCTCTCGATATCGAAGTGAGCAATATCAGAGGCACGACTGATGACACGGTTAAGAATATTCAGAATACTCTGAAAGAGTTAAAAGAAGATGAGACACAGACAAACCAAGAGTGGCTAGCCGATTCCACCGAAAAGTTTTGTCAGGAACGTGCCATCTATAATGCTATTACAACATCATTGGAGATTATGAATGGAAAGGGGAAACTCGATAAGGGCGCTATACCTTCTTTGCTGTCTGATGCTTTGGGTATATCTTTTGATCCGAATGTTGGTCACGATTATCTAGAACAAGCCGATGAGCGTTACGAACACTATCATAGAGTGGAAGAACGCCTAAGCTTTGACTTGGATTTCTTTAACAAGATCACAAAGAATGGTGTGCCTAGAAAGACCCTCAATGTTGTCATGGGTGGTGTTGG